TCATGCGCCTCGAGACCAAAAAAAAGGCCCGAAACCATGCGCACACTCCCTGCGATCCTCGTAACGCTGAGCATCACGACCAACGCAACAGCGCACGATTTCGTCAACAAGTGCATCGTGAACGGCCAGACGGTCTATACGGACCACCCATGCACCGGGGCCATGCAGAAAACGGCGCCGGAAAATGACACCTCGCAGGTCAAAAACATGCGCAGGCTGACGGATGAAGAACACACGCTCTTCCAGAACGAAGAGGCGATGAAGAAGGCCAGAGCAAAAAGCGGCTTGCATGGGGAAGGTCTGCCACCCAGCCTGCTACAAGACCCGCGATAGTCATACCCGCTACTCGGCCTCGCCAGACGCGCTGGGACGCGCGATAACGTCCCAGACCCCTTCCCCCACTCCACATCCCCAAAGGGGCCCCCTATCGGCTCCGATTAGGGCGCAGGCACTCCTAACGCTGGTCGGCGGTGGTGAACAGTGCCAACTGTTCCCACTGGCAATGCAGATCCGCCTTCCGCAGTCTCGCCCGATAGGCTCGCATACGCTCCGCCGCTGTCCTCGCTCGTCCGGAAGGTAGCGGGCCGGGCTTCCGCGATAACGTAAGTTCGCGGGTCCGGTTGTCGATTGGCTGTTTCACGCTGAGGCCTCCGCACCTCGAAATCTTGGAAGAATCCGTTTCTAGCAATGTCACGACAAAGCGAATCAGGCGTACTGGGCAACCGCGTTGCCTGCTGCGTGTAACAGGTACATCCATCACGAATGATGACGCACGCCGCAGGCACCGGCGGCTCAACAGGCTTCGTCAGATCGTCGTAACGCGGTGCGGTGAACGGCAGACCCTCAACGCGAGGAACAGACTGCGCAATGTACTCAGCGGCCGTCATCACGTGCTTAGGCTTTTCACCGCCGCTAGCTGCCGCAGGAAAAATGCTGCCATCAACAGGCGCTGCCAACCGATGGGGCGCAGCTGCTGAATGCTGCACCTTATTCCGCAAGCTCACCAGATACACCGCCAACCCGACAACCACACCAATCATCGCAGCCAGAACCAACAACTTCTTCCAAGGCAAATTTCGTTTGACCGTGTGTTGCTCCGACGACTTGTAGACACCGTACAGCTTCTTGTTGAACCGATACGTGTACGCCTTGTGTGCAAGCTTCTTGGTCTTCGCCCAGAACACGGGATTCTCATCGACCGGCGTGTACTTCTCAAACTCATACACCCGCGCTCGCTCCATGCCCGACTTCCGCTCGATCACACGGAAGAACCCAAGCAACCGACGCACAAACACATCAACGTTCATCCAATGCTGCGTGATGAACACGATGTCGATGCCGTAATGCCGGTGCTCGGTCAACTCTTGAATGTGCTCCGGTGGCTTACCCTTCGCACGAGACGGAAACGCATAGTGAGCCTCGTCAATGACCAACACAGCGCCCTTCGGCAACTCACGCCACTTCTCAACGTCCGGAAACTCTTTCCAACCAATGTCCTTGAGAAACTCAATCCGGTTATAAAAAATCGGCCTACCCTGCTTCTCTTGGAACTCCGTAACAACCCAATCGATGACATTCAACGTCTTCGATGCACCCGGCAACCCCGCGACCCCGTATAGCATCCCCTACCCCTCAGTTCAACCGACGCAAAAACACACGCAACCCAAGCAACGAATACTTCGTCGTATATGCCGCCACGATCATCAAAATGGCATCGAACCCGCCACACAGGCGAAACATCGTGTACGCGAGATACCCAATCGGAACGCCATTTGCCTCTGCACTAGCACCCACCGAAAAAGCAGAGTTGATGTTGTCAATCAACGTATTCGCGATGAATGCCAACCCAACATAAGAGCTAATCCCAAGCCCCAACCCCACGAGTGCAGCACCCATACGGGTACCCATGAGGTAAAGAAAAACGCGGGCAATAATGAAACCCGCTTCGTACAGAATCGCTGCAATCGCTGGCATCAGTCAGACCTCCCAAAAATTCGCAAACACACCATCGCCGCAGCAAGCGTCACGAACCCACGAACGACCGTCGCAAACTGGCACATGATGTCGTAGGGAACAGTCACCGTGATCTGCATAAACGTAATAGTGTTGCCAGCAGGACAACTGCCACCTCCAAACACAGTCAACTTCCGCGACACATCATTCAAAGCGGTCTGCCATTTCGACCCAACATCAATATCGTTATCCCCAATACCTGTCGTCTTGTCCTGCGGATTCAGCGCCTTCATCTCCGCGGCAACCTGATCTGCATCAGGCGACAAAGCATCATTACCGAAAAACGCCTTACCAATCGGCGCGTGCGCCAACTGCTGAGCTTCGCAGTACTGCTTGTATTGAACTTGGCTGATCGCGCACACAACAGCATCACCCTTACAAGTAAAACCCCCTGTGCAATCACCACCCCACTGGCTCTTATTGCCGCATTGATCTGCTGTCGGATTCTGTTTGCAGTACTCATCCTGAGGCTGAGTCGTTGTCGTCGTACAGGTACCCGGCCCACCGTTCACCTGCGCCCCCGTACTAACCTGACCAGCAGCACACGGACTAGCACTCGCCCCACTGGCGCTACCGTTACCGCCCGGACCACCACCAACGCCGCCACCACCACCGACAACAACGGTCGTAGTGGTACACGTAGCACCATCACATGTAGTGCTCGACGTAGTCGTACTCGTGGAACTTGCAGGAGGGCTGCTCGCAGGCGCATCCGTCGTCGTTGATGACGTGGTACCACCCGTCGTCTGCGTCGGATAGTCAACGCATTTCGGCTGCCCATTCACCGTGCCGTAGTACTGCCTCTGACCGCATGGATTGTCAGGCGTCGGCGGTACCGGTGCTGACGCACTAGGCATACTCGACCCATCACAAGAATTTCCCGTTGATTGAATACCCGTGTACTGCGCCGGATAGCCCCCCGACTGCCCCGGCTTCGAACCGGTCCAATAAGCGCTATACGTGTACGCACAACCACCAACACACACCTGCGGATTCAAAATCGTCTGCGTAGGACTCGTGCCATTAGCGGTATTTCCCCCTGGCCCCGGCTGACCAACGGCAGGGCAAGCAGGTTGCGGCGACTTACACGTCCCGTCTGACTGAGCGATGTACCCATCAAGACAGCCGACCATGTACACCGGCACGTTCGCAACCCCACCTCCATCCGTCGCAGTCACCTCACAGGTCTCACTACTTCCATCAAACGTACACGTGCCAACGCTGTAACTCGGCGCATGCCAATAGTCCGACAACGCAGCCTCCGGTGTACTAAAGACAGGCGCGCCGTAGGTGCGAATCCACCCATGGCCAGCGGCGGTCGGCGGATAGCTAGAAGCCATACTCAGGCCAGAGACAAGCGCTAGCCCCAGTGAAACAAGAGCCAGCCGGAGCACTATCCAAATACGCGCAGGACGTAAGAAAAAAGATGCAGGCATAAACGGCCACCCTCCTCAAGACAACATGATCCATAGCGCCCCCATCCACACGAACAGACAGAACGTATTCATCGTCGACGGCAAATCCATATCCCCTCCCAACACCAAATAAAAAAGGGCAGAGGTTCCCCCCTGCCCTTCGCACATCAGAAGAAAGTGGCCTTGACCCAGCGAATACCCATCGCGACTGCCGCCAGACCGATCACAGCGCCACCAACGGCCATCACGCCCGTCTTGATATCGCCATTGATCAGGGTCACCGCACCCGTGGTCATGTCACCGAACGACGTGGCCGTCTGCGCCATCGCAGCATTCGCTGCTACAGCCAGACCACCGAGTGCAACGGCCTTCGCAACCATCTTCAGCTTTTCCTTACGCATTGCGTTCTCCTAATTGAGCGGTAGGACCATCCCCACCGGCAGGAGCGCAACGCCTGCCGCTAAAGACCGCCTCTACCCATCGAAGAAGCGACCCCAGCGACCAAACAACCGAATACCCAAATCAAAAGCGACCCAACCAAGCCAACCGACCACTACCCCCGAGGAACCCTCACACCCTCCAGAACACCAACGACAACCCCAACAGCCAAACAACAACCAGACAAAAACCGAAAAACATCACCAGCGAAACCAGCACCCGAATAACCCAGCACAGAAACGAAAGCGTCCGAGTGATACGAAACCTCCAACAACACGAAGCCAACGAGGAAACACACGAACATCGCACGCATATCAACGGCCTCCCAACATCGCAACTACCTGCCGCACGGCATACGCAACAACAAAGCAAACAGCGATACCAGAACCCAGCGCAGCAGCCTGCGCCTGAGTCATCGGAGGAAGACCAAGAAACGACTCCATGCAATCACCACCGACCGCACAAAACGTTACGGAGATCGGGTTGCTATTCGAATCGAGACAAACAAAACGCTGAACACCACCGGCATACCCAACAGGCGGCACCGAGTACGAAGAACACGACTGAAGATCGCTCATGCCGCCACCTTCCGAGAGTCCAACTGATACCAATCTGGCGCAGCAACCGGCGTGAGATCAATGTAACGAGTAATCACATGAACCGAAGCCATATTGCGAGGCGTCGCAATGTCGATACCAAATTCAAGCAAAGCCTTGCGATGGCGATAAAACGTCCCATTCGACATTTCCCCCTTCAGATCAGCACCGCGCAACCACGCATCGGCAGTGACACGAAACTTGAGCGGCACCTCTTCAAGCACAGCCAGATCAACGCTGGTGTCCACTCGCTTAAGCGGCTCGATCCGCTCATCGAACAACTTCACAACCTTTGCCATCGTCACGTCCCCGAGGAAATACAGGCCATGGTCCTGCAGCAAACGCCGCTTGAACTCCGCCTCGATCCGCACCAAACCAACATCCTTCGCGTACTCCAACACTTCGACCGGGCAATGCTTGTTCCTCAACATCTCTACATGTTTGAGATAGGCCTTGAGGTACCACATCTTGTTACCCCAGGTGACCGTCTCATCCTTGTAGCTGCCCTTAGCGACTCGGGCGACTGAGACGTCAGCCAACGCACGAAGAAACTCACGCGCGCGGAGGTCCGAATAGGTCGCAAGATTCGTGGTGACGTCAATGCGTACCAGCCTTGCACCAGTCCACTCCCACCGACCTTTGACGTAGTTGTACAAATGTCGGCCAGCAGTGAAAGGAGGAAGCCCCAACCGCTCCAACAGCGAATTGGCCTTCCGAACCGTTGCGGCAAAATCCAAGTTCCACAGGTTGTCAGGCCGACCAAGCCGGCCAACGTTGCCAGCAACACGAACACGAAAACCATCGCAAGACACCAACACAACAGTGTCAAAAGACCCTTCATGACGATGGCTCTTAACCGAACGAAATTCTTCAGCCCCGTTCTCGTCATAGCCAGCGACAAAACCACTCGCCACGATGGGCAACCCACCTTCGGGGTGGACTTGGTAGATGTCGATCCAGTCGATGAATGCATGAGAGTGCATACCTCCCTCAACCCCCGTTGATCAGTGTGAAATTCTTCGAATTTCCCAAAATGGGAATGAACCGCGCGTGTTACTGGGTCCGCGCGGTTCGGGCGGGGGGCGGCGCGTCCCGCGCTCGCCAACCCCCTCCCGAACGTCTACCAAGACGAGCCGAGTCCACCGAGGGCGTATAGGAATTGACGAAGCTGCCTTTCCCGTACGAGGTATCGACAGTCCAACCATGTGAGAAGACCAGCTCGAAGCTGGCGCCGCTCACAGTGATTGGGGACGTCGGGACTTGTCGCACGATCTAGGCAGGGCTAACAGGCACAGATCAATCAACGATGGCCGCGAGGCTCATCTCGGTCTTGTACTGCTTGCCATCCCGACCCTGAAACGAGCGGCGATAGCCACCAAGCTGCACTTCCATGTCAACCGTGGTATCCGGCTGAGCCACACGACGCTTGGAAGAAATTTCCACGAACTGCGGCGCGCTGTACTCGTCCGGCGCCGGCAGTGCAACGACGTGGTAGAACACGCCCGACTCGGCCTGCTTGACCGAAATGCACTTGCCCACCACACGGGCAACATTCGGGTGCGCCAACTGGGGACCCGGCTTGATGGATTGCACTGCTGCTGCTTCTGCCATTTCCTACCTCCAACAAAAAAAGGCGCCCTATGCGCCTTAACCTTGAATCGCCGCTGTATTCGACTTCACCGCTTCCTGGGCACGCCGAATGAACTCATCCCGTGCGTCGATGCTCCCGTAGAAATCGACGGCCTCAACCGGCTTCAACCGTGCCGCGAACTCGATGGACTCAGCCAGCCTAGCGTTGCAAACCGCTATCTCATCCTTCCAAATCCGGCGCCCTTCCCACTTACCGGCCCACTCACAGACCCGTTCGTACGCCCAGATCAAAAAATTCCCAACCGCAAAGATCGCCATTGCAAGCACCACCAAGGTCCCCAGCACTGCAGCGATGAAAGCCAACACCTTGACAACGTCCAGATAGGACGCCCAGAACTCGAAGTGACATGAATCGCCCAT